GGCCTCAACGCCAAGGGCCGCGCCTCGCTCCGCGCCGAGGGGCGGAACATCAAGCCGCCCGTGAGCGCGAAGGAGGCCAGCGCCTCGCCCACCAAGGCCAAGCGCCGGATCGCGTTCTGCAAGCGGATGTCGGGGATGAAGGCCAAGCTGACCAGCGCCAAGACGGCGAACGACCCCGATTCGCGCATCAACAAGGCGCTCAGGAAGTGGGACTGCTGACTCGACCCGAACCGAACCGAACCGCACAGGAGCGCACATGGCAGCCACGATGGTGAAATCCGCAGTACTGGCCGCAACCACCGCCGATCAGGCCGCGACGGTCATTGGGCTGCCGTCCCCGGGCGAATGGGCGGTGCAGCTGGCCGGGACGTGGTCCGGCACAGTGACGTTCGAGGCGACCGTGGACAGCACGACGTGGGTCAGCTTCGAGCTGGAGCCGACGACGGACCTGTCGGGCACGACCAGCAGCCTGACCGCCACGGCCACGGGCAACGGCGTCTGGACCGGCGCCACACGCGGCGTCGCCGGCGTCCGCGCGCGCTTCTCGACGGCGACCAGCGGCACCGTGAACATGACCGTGCGGTACGCGGCCTACTGAACGGCCCGCGACATTCCCTTCCCTTCCTGAGGACGACTTCGATGGCGGCGACGAACTACACGAACATCATCACGGCGCAGGACGCGCTGGTCAACGCGGCGGCCCGGCAAGGGCTGGCGCCCTCCACCTCCATTTCGGCGCAGGATCTGCCGGTGTCGATCCTGGCCAACGTGCTGCAGGGGCAGCTGGGCGGCGCAACGCTGCTGACCGGCGCCGGCGCCGGGTTCACCAGCGGCACGGGCACCGTGTACAAGTCGGGCATCACCAGCGCGGGCGGGATCATCACCACGCAGATTCTGGTGGACCTGACCGGGCTCAACGACTTCGCCGCCGGGGACATCATCGGCAAGAGCGCCGCCACCACGCCCGCGCACATCGGGCAGATCACCGCCGCCGAGAACGGCACCATCTTCTCCGTGCGGATGGAGTGCCTGGAGCTGCCGGCCGGTGCCGACGTGGACATCGACCTGTACAGCGCCACCGAGGGCACCGGCGCGCCGGATAGCGCCGTGTCGGCGCTGACCGAGACGCTGCTCATCAACAGCGGCGACTGGACGCTGGGCGCCGTCAAGTACGCGCAGACCGTCGAGGCTGGGCAGTACCTGTATCTGGTCAACGGGGACACCACCGCCGGGACGTACACCGCCGGCAAGTACCTCATCACGCTGCTCGGCTACTAACGCCAACCGTGTCTTCCCTTGGGGACATCACTTGGCCGCTGGCCGTGGTCGCTGCCGTTTATCGGCTGGCCACGGCGTGGGAGCGGTTTGCGCCTGCGCTACCGCAGGAGATCCCGGCACCGGATGGCGTGGTGGTGCCGGAGGACTTGGTGGCGTTGGCGATGACCGAGTCCGAGTCGTGGGCGCAGGAGGAGATGCTCAAGGCCATGCGCGAGAAGTACGAGCTGTACGGCGACTGGAATCGCGTCCGGTCGGCCTTCGGCGTCGGCCCGTGGGCAGGAGGTGACGCATGACGATGCCGCCGATGGTGGAGGGACCGGACGCGCTGCCGCCGCTGGACAGCGAGGCGCTGCTGGCTGAGCAGATGGACGCCATCGTGCGGGAGGCGATGGGGGGATCGAACAACCCCCTGTCGCCCAACGAGCAGATGCGTCCCAACCCGCCGCAGAACGACGACCGGAGCGAAACGGAGCGCATCGCCGCGCTGCGCCGGGCGCTCTACGGGTCGGACTTCCCGATGGCGGACCCCGACACGACGGACGACATGCAGGCGTGGGCCACCTGGGCGCGCGGCTTGTGGGATTCGCGGCGAGAAGCCACGCAACAGCACCTGCATCTGGTCGAGCGCAACCGGCTGTTCCGCGCCGGGATGCAGTGGATCTCCTCCACCGGCCTTGGCCCGTGGCGCGAACCGGCGCGCCCCCGGGACGCGGCGCGGGTGGTGTACAACATGGTGGACAAGGCGCTGGACCAGCGGCTCCAGATTCTGATGGACCAGAAGCCGGGGTTCAGCGTCACGCCCACCACGCAGGATCCCGAGGACCGCCGTAAGGCGCAGGCCCAGCAGCTGGCGCTGGAGTACCAGCACGAGCAGATGATGATGGCCCGCATCGCCCGCGAGGCCGTGTTCTGGGCGCAAACCGATGGCGTCAGTTTTTGGCACATCGACTGGGATCCTGACCGGGGGCCGTGGGACGAGCGGATGGGCGACCAGCCCGGGCAGCGCAAGCCGCTGGGCGATCTGATGTCGCAGGTGCTGCGCGTGGAGCAGGTGCGGGTGTCGCCCAACGCCACGGCGACCATCCCACCGTACTGGGTCATCATCCGGGAGGTGATCTCGCGGTCTGAGGCGGCCTATCGGTATGGCGTGTCGGGCATCGACGCAGCCGACACGACGTTGTCCACCGGATACGCCCCCACCTATGCCGGCTCGGAGGGCGTCGGCGCGTGGGTGCTGACGCAGACGACCATCGGGGAAGGGCAGCGGCTGCGCGACGAGGACGTGACGGAGCGGTTGACCGTCTACGCCGCCCCGCACCCGGACGCCCTCCCCGAAGGACTGCAGCTGGTCGTCGTCGGGGATGTGGTGGTGTTCGGCCCCGAGAAGCTGTTCTGGAACACGATTCCGGTCGTGCCGGTGCGGGACGGGTCCAGCGATCCCTCCTACTATCCCCGGCCGGTGATGGAGCAGTGGATCGACCACCAGATGCGGGTCAACGCCCTGCTCTCCAAGTGGGTCGAGAACATCCGCGTCAACGCCGGTGGCCGGTTCCTGACGCGCCCCAACGCCATCGTCACCGAGACGTTCATGGGCGGCGTCACGTCCATGATCGAAGTGAAGGGCGCCGGCAACATGGGCGAGTCCATCCAGCCGGTGCAGGGGTTCAGCGTCGGGAACGACGTGAAGGAGGCGCTGGCGCTGGAAAAACAGGCGTTCGAGGACGCGTCGGGGTGGAACGCCGTCAGCCGCGGGCAGGTCACCGGCGAGTCGGGGCGGGCCATCATTGCCAGCCGCGAGCAGCTGGAGCGCGTGTTCAGCCCCGCCGTCAACGCGCTGGCGATGGCGTTTACGGACTGGGCCAAGGTGACGCTGGCCGGCATGGCATGGGGGTACGACGTGCCCCGGGCGCTGGGCGCGGTCGGCAAGGGGCGCCCGGATCTGGCGCGGGCCGTGTCGGCCAGCGACTTCGACGGGGTGTCCGACGTGAAAGTCGATGCGGCCACGATGATGCCCATGCCGATGGCGTTCCGGCTCTACCTGCTGGACAACTGGCTCCAGACCGGCGTGATCGACCTCAAGGAGTATCGGCGCCGGCAGATGTTTGCCGTGGCCCGGGACATGGGCACGCCGGACGAGGATCAGGAGGCGCGGGCGATGCGGGTGGCCGAGGCCCTGCGGATGGGCTATCCGCCGCCCGAGATGCGCTGGCAGGACAACGAGGCGATCCACCAGGACGTGCTGGAGCGCCAGATCCTGCTGCAGGACGACTTGGACCCGCAGATCATCGCCGCCGCGCAGCAGCGGTGGACCGAGTTGGCGAACCAAGCGATGCAGAAGCAAGGGTGCGGGGGGATGCGGTGTATGCCGCAAGCTCCGGCAGGACCAGAGGGTCCAATCGGGCCTTCGGGCGGTCCCCCCGCCGCATCCGTGCCGGCACTTCCGCCGGGACAGCTGCCGGTGGCTTCCGGTAACCCGCCGATTGGCGTTGCCAACCTGGTTGGCGCGACGATGGCGGGCACCGACGAAGCGGAACAGGCAGCGCAACAGGCCGATATGCTTTCTCGGCAACTCTAGCGCCTTTGTCCATGACCGCACCAACCGACATCGCGTCCGTCATCGACGACGCCGTGGCCGCCGCCCTGCCGGCCCCGGCTCCCGACACCGACGCATCGGACACGCCCACCCCACAGCCCGCCACCGAGGAGACGCCGTATGCCGAGGAGGACGCCACTCAAGCGACGGAAGACGACGCGGCGGCGGGTGAAGATTCATCGGAAGCAGATGCTGTCACGCTCCCGGAAGGCTTTGTGGTGGTGGAGCCAGTCAGCGAAGGACTGGTCACCGAGTTCACGCTGAAGGACGCCGCCGGGGACGAGCTGGAAGTCCCGGCGCTGATGGTCGAGTACAAGGCGAACGGCAAGATCCGCACCGACCGGCTGGACCAGGTGGTCAAGCTGGCGCAGTTTGGCGTCTACAACCAGGAACGCGAGACGCGGGTCCAGCAGGTCGAGGAGGAGGCCCGCGCCGTCGCCCAGCAGCGGGAGGAAATCGCCCAGATGCTGGCCGAGCGGGAGGCGCAGATGGAGCGCCTGCTGATCGACGACGACTTCTACCTGCAGGTGCAGGAGCGGTTCCAGCAGGAGAACAGCCCGGAGCGTCGGGCGGAGCGGGCGGAGGAGCAGCTGCAGTCCTTGCAGATCCAACAGCAACTGGAGCAGATTTCAAGCGTAGGTGAGACGTTCCTGAACACGGAATTGGAGCCAGCCCTGCGGCTGTTGGAGCAGGCACTGCCCACCGTGCAGCGGGACGAGTTGGACGAACGATTGGCTGTCGCCATGCAGGCGCACTTGGTGCAGGGGCCCGGGGGCATCCCCTACCTGCCCGAGTCACGTTACGCTGCGCTGCGAAAGTACATCGTGGAAGATTTGGCCCCCTGGGCGCAGATGGTGCATATGAACCGGGCAGAGACGCAGCGTGACCCTGAAAAGGAACGACTGGCCGCTGAACGGGACAAGGCACGCATCGAGTCGCAGAAGGCCAAGCGGCAGATGAGTCAGGCCATGAAGCCGGTCACCCGCGCGCCCGCTCCGGCGAACGCGGCCCGGCCCAAGGGCAAGGCCCCTGCCACTCTCGACGATGCCGTGGACAGTGCCATGTCTGCGGTGCTTTCCTCACTCAGGTAACGCGCCTAGGCGCAGGAGGCGGCCATGCCCGCACCAACGGTCATCACGGACACCGAGCTTTCGGGTCTGCTCAAGAACGTTTACTCGCAGTACCGCATGAAGGTCCAGAACCTGGTCACCCCGCTGCTCGCGCAGCTGGAGAAGGCCCGGGCTGGCGGCCCCAAGAACATGCGTTGGGGCGGCAACAACGTCTTCTTCGACGTGGTCACCGGGCGTCCCTCGGGCGCGACCTTCTCGTCGGCCGGGTACTTCCCGAACGACACCACGGCGACCGAAGTGCAGGCCAACGTGGGCGTCGTGCGCGCCTACACCACCCGCCAGATCGACGGGCTCGCCTTTGTCGGCACCCAGAGCAAGGACGCAGCCTTCCAGACCATCGCGCGCAAGACGATGGAGGAAATCAAGGAAGCGTCCACCCTGCTCATGCAGCAGGCGCTGCACAACAAGCCCGACGGTATTGTCGCGCTGGTGTCCAGCTACTCCGCTGGCCCGCCGGTGACCGTGGTCGTGAACAGCCCCTACGGGCTGGCCAACGCCGGGCAGGGCTCGCTGCTCATCTCGGTGGGTGACACCATCGCCGTGCTGAACCCCTCCGGCGCCGCCGTGCGCGGGCGGGCGCAGGTGACGGCGATCAGCGTCTCGGGCGACAACGCCACGCTGACCCTGTCGGCCGCCATCTCCGGCACCACCAGCGCCGACTGGGTGGTGAAGGCGACGGCCAGCGACACGTCGTACAACGGGGCGATGAACGGCCTCATCAACATCACCAACCGGGGCGGCAGCTACGCCAGCCTGCACAACGTGTCGGCCAGCAGCGCCCCCATCTGGAACACGGTGCGCCTTGCCGCCGGCACGGACACGCCGGACGTGAACCAGCCCACCGAGTCGGACCTGTGGGTGCTGTTCCAGCGCATCGCCGGGCTCTCGGGCAAGGATCCCATGTCCCGCCCGCAGGAGTTCCTGCTGATGACCACGCCGGGCGTGGGCAAGGCGCTGATGGAGTCGATGATCGGGCAGCGCCGGTTCACCGCCAACGAGTTCGCCACCACGATCAAGGGTGGGTACAAGGCGATCAACGTGTGCGGCGTGAACCTGGTGATGGACTACTACGTCCCCGCCGGCACGATCTACTGCCTGCACATCCCCTCGCTGTCGTGGGTGGATGCGAAGGACTGGGGCTTCGTGGAGTTCGAGGGCGCCGGGCCGTGGCGCTGGCTGCAGGGCCGGGATGCGTTCGAGACGACCTATGGCTGGTACGGGAACCTCGCGTGCCTCCAGCGGAACTCGCACGGGATGATCACCGGGTACACCGACACGCAGCGGTTCACCCACGTCATCTAAGCAGGCGCACGGTGGGGGGTGGCATAGGGCTGCCCCCCGCCAGCCTGCACGTCCTCGGAGCATCCCATGCCCAACATCTTCTCTCCCAAGCCGGGACGCTTCGGCGTGCTGCCCAATCTGGTCACGGGCCGCTGCGATGCTGCCATCGGCAACTCCACGACCACGACCTACAACTTCGGCGGCCATCCGGCGAAGTGCTACATCAACCGGGCGATGGTGTCGGCGGGCACGGTGCCGGCGTCGTCTGGCGGGACCATCCTCGCCACGCTGGAGAAGTACGACGCCGTCGCCAACGCGGCGGTGACGCTGACGGCGAACATCGACCTGGAGGCGCTGACGGCGTCTGAGGGCACGGCGGTGGCGCTCATCAGCACGCTGACGGAGGCGCAGCGCACGCTGCTCCCCGGCGACACGCTGCGCTTCGCCGTGGTGACGACCAGCACGGTCGGCACGGCAGCGGTCGATCTGATGTGCAACGTCGAGCTGCTGGTGCAGG